CCGTGCTCAGTTGGAAAGAACTACTAAATCCAGCCGGTGAACGGAAAGTGGATAATACAAACTGGGCTCCCTCAGCAGTCATATCGATTGCTGTTCCTATAACCATCCTACAAAGGACACGTTATGTTTAACTCCTATGTTTGGAGTATGGAACAAACAATCGGTCAGCGCTGTTCGTGTATTGGCCTAAACCACCAATTCTCCGTACTGTTTGAAAGAGAAGTACAAAGATTAGGTAAGTTCAGCGGTCCCGGCTGGACAGCGAAGCATTTAAAGTCCATTCGACTCGACATTATTCGGGAAAGAGCAGGTTTACCCTGTCTCACCTGGATAAGGAAGAATCGCCGGGGTGCCTGGTCAGGAATTTGGGGTGTTTTCAGAAGGTTAGCTCGCAAATCCGATCGTGATTTTATGATCGTTTGCAACTGCTTGAGCGCTTGTTCAGCACTTAAGCCTGGTTATCCAGAACCTTCCCATGTTACCCAAATGTTGCGAAATCTTGAACAGAAACCGATCAACACCAATGAAGAGGTGTTTAAGGTTTCCTACAAGGTTCCTGACCTTGATCTAAGTACAATTCCTCACTTGCTGATGTACTCGGGGAGTTCTACCGTTAAGGCCCCTGTTTTTGAAGGCCGCTCGGTTCCCCAAAATACTCGGTTGGAATTGGACATGCAAATCTTTAGAGATCCCATTAACTGGAAACTCTACCACCAGTACAAGGAATTTTATTCCCCTATTGTTGGGCGGATCCCCATGCCAAGCTTTTCCAATTTTGAATCGGACTTTCCTTTTTCAGGAAATTTGTGTCCGTTGGATAAAGATGGTTCTTGGAAGATCCGTTGGATTGCATCTCCAGTACGTATTCATCAAATGGCCTTAAGACCACTCGGTGATACGTTATTCTCGCTCTTGCGAAAATTTCCATGGGACTGTACTTTTGATCAAAAGAGGGCTGTACCAATACTGCAAAAGGTTCTTCAGGAGGGCAGAACTATCCATTCGATAGATCTTGAATCCGCTACAGACAATTTTCCGCTAAATTTTCAACTCCGCATCCTTAGGCAGCTTAATTCAAGCTTGTCCTGGCAAAGATCCCTTGATCTTTTTAGAGATCTTGCCAGAGGAGAGTGGCGTTCAGATTGGGCTGGGAAGTATGTCCGGTGGACCAAAGGTCAACCGATGGGGTTATACCCGAGTTTTCCTGCTTTTGCAGTGACACATGGTCTCCTCCTCAAACACTTGGATCCGCGTGAGCGTTTTCTTGTCCTTGGTGACGATGTTGTCATCTGGGATGA